CCTTTTTTGTTTATCCACTTCTCTTGGCCTTCAACTGTCGCTCTCCCAACGAACCCTACTGCGTATTCATCATTTTCGTCATAGACGGTAAATACGACGCGACGATAAAATTGTGAGTTTTGATCTAAGCAAAGACCAACATCAAAATAGTTTAGGGCGTCTGCAGAAAAATTTCTATCAAGATAATACTTTGCTGGTATAACAAGTCTTTTCCTAACATCTTCACGACGAAATCCAGTCTTGACTTTTATTTTAGTAGACCTCTGTAGTAATTTAAGATAATTATCTTTCACATAGGTAAACTTCTTAGCAACAACTCCGGCGGTGAATTTCTCTAGGAAACTTATAACCTCTTGGAAAGAACAAGTCTTTTTTAGTCTTTTTTCCATTAATAGATTGGTCAAAGCGATTACGTCATGACCTTTCTTTTTATGGCATCCCGCCGTGTTACAAAACCAAATACCATAATGGTCACTATCGGGATCTACGTTAATGTTCCAAGCTAAATTGTTATCGCCATCATGCACTGGACATGCACATGTTAGTCTACTCTGAATTTCCTCGTATTCAGAAATATCAAAATAGTCTAGTAGTTCGTGTATTTTCTCCATGACCTTCATCTTCAGGTCGAACATCTTCTGAGTCTGGGAAACCTTGGGAGTCGTCTTTTGCATTTTTCTTGAGCCTTCGGCTTGTTCCAATTTCTTTAATTTTCGCGATTGATCCACTCATAGCAAGACAAATATATCCCTCGTCCTCCATTCCCGGCCCATGCCGAGACACAATAGGTATAAGCTTTTTGTTACCATTTTTTCTACCATCAGCAGAGATTTCATCTTCGGTCTTGTCTTTAAAAATCGAAAACGAGGTGCAGAGCCAAATTAATCTATCAGAACCGGCAGCAACGTCGGTAGACTCCTTGGTGATACCGTCTCGATTTAGCTGGACAAATGATAGACAAGGACAATCATTCTCTACGCAGAAATTATGGAGTTGGGTAATCTGAAAACCAAGAACCTGAAATTCGGCGAGATTATTGTTGATGGACTCTGAAGTCATTAATTTTAGGTAGTCATAAATAATGAGACAGTCTTTTAATCTTCCGCCTTCATCATATCCAACATGCTTAATAAGCCATCGACGAGCGATAGAAAGTGTTTCCTCAAAGGGCCTTCCCGCAATCGACATATAATGGTATGGAATAGACTTGATCTGGCTAGCCGCTCTTTTAACTCTATCAATCTTTTCTGGATCTTTCTGAAAAGCCCCAGAAGCAATTTCATTAATTTCAATTTCGCTAAGATTTGCTAGAATTCTGTTCCAGTGATCCTCTGTTGACATTTCCGTATCAAGCATCAGAACTGGAATATTTTGAGATCCGGCGATATGCAAAGCGACATTATCTGCTAAGCAGCTTTTCCCGCACTTAGGCCTAGCGGCTACTAGATCCACGCATTTACGACGGAACCCACCTCCAATAGCTTTGTCATATGAAGGATAGCCGCTAGATATACCAAGGCTTTTACCATTATTGTTTTGTATATGTTCCAAGTATTCATCAATGGATTCTCCAATTTTTTTTGGCGATGCTTCATCTTCCCTGATGTATGTAAGGCATATTTCCTCGATTGGTTTTTCCGCAAGTGATAAAATATGGGTAAGAGTCTCTTCTCCAGAAATTTTATCAATGTCTCTATAAATATCTCTTAGAGAATTCTGTAGATGTCTTGCAAATTGTAATCGTCGTATTTTCTGAGCGTGAGTTCTTACATTTTCAAGCTTTGTTTTTGTTTCTAAAATTCCATGAAGATGCTTTAGATTTTTTTCTTCTGAAATGATTTCGTTTAAAAACAGGCTTGAGGCAGAAGACAGGATGCTTGAAAAATCAATTTTTTGCTTGTTGTTAATGACATTCTTGAGGCAGGAAAATATTACTCTATTTATATCAAGGGTGAAAGTTCTTTCCTCGACAAGACCATCAACATCAAACCAAGCATCTTCGCCATGCTGACAAATTCCAGCAAGTACCGCTCTCTCTGATGCTAAATTTTCTAACTGCTTTTTCTCTGACATTTTGTTTCCTAGCTAACTCTCTTAGAAATGCACCTATCACAAGTGTAACTACTTCGATCACTCACTAAGGCTGGATTCACTTGCATAGTCTTTGAGCAAGACAAACAGGTGACAGTAAGAGGAGTATAGGGCGTTCTTCTAGGAGTTCGAGCCACGTTGTCATTAATATGCTTTTCGAGATCATTTGTATAATCTTTGTAGTCATCTGGACTGAATTTGTTTTTTCCAGATTTACGAGCCGCTGTAGGCACTTCTTTCTTTACTGTAGAAAGAAAGTTTTCTTTATTTTGGCGAGCCGGAATCTCGTCCCTATATGCGGGAGGTGATGCTACAAAATCGTCATCTCCACCAATATCCCGAAGGACTTGTTCTACAAGGGTCCAACTTCTTTCCTTTACTGCTTGCCTTAGCCTATCTTGAATTCCGTCAAATAAACTCTTAATGTTCACTGTTTTCTCCTTGCATAATCACTAAACAAATTCGATCTTTTCCGTAGATCTTGGCATAGTTGCTCGTTCTCAGCAACAACAGAGCCAAGTCTCACTCGACACTTTTCTAAGAGAGTCGCCATTTCGCTAGTTTTAATTATCGCTTGCCTTTTTATGTTCTGAGGGCAATATTCACCAGCATAAAAGTTTGACCAATGGGCAGATAAATATCTGTCAATAGTGCTCTCAGCATAACATTTAAGAGACTTCAATCTCTCTGTTTTTGTTTGCAAAAAAGCCGCATAGTCAAGAAGCAGTATACTATAGGCGTAACATTTATCATACGGCATTTCAAGAAGTTCATCAAGTTCTAAATTAAGGCAACTTTCTACCTCATCACTTTTTATGAATTTTGGCGACATTACGCCCTCAGAAACTTTAGTAAGCCACTGATTGAACTCTTTGACTGAAGCTACCTCAGATAATAAATCTTCGACTTCCATAAGTCTCTTTCATTGTATCTTAGTTCAAGATATTGAATATTATTTATTTCACACCACTCTATTTTGTCTCGGTCTCTTTTTTGAGATTCAAAAAATTTCATCTTTGTTTTGTGAAATAGATGACAATATTCATAGTGCTGTTCTCCATGAACCTCAATGATAATCATTCGACTTGGTATAAAAAAATCTGCATATAAAGGCTTTCCTCCAGATCTTTTTGATCCGGGAAGTGTGACCTCCTCATACACAGAAAGGGATGGAAATGTCTCTTTTATCAATTCTCTGGCAAAAATATGATATTGAGATTTTCCAGCCCTGTTTTTTCTGTCTCTGTATTTAGAGAAGTTGAATTTATGTATTTTGCCATCAAATCCGGTGACTTTAATCATTCATCATCTCATTGACTTTCGCATAAATCAGATTATATGCAGACTCGTCTGAAACAACATATTGATAAAGATTTGCTTGACCTTGAAATTTAGGATTATTCTCTATGCAAGGAATGTTATACCAAGCTCCAGATTTTTCGATTACTCCGAAAGATTCCGCCATTTCGATAATTTCTTTCTTCTCGTCGATTCCAGTCCCATATCGAATGTAACTATTACAATCGACGCCAGATGATCCGTTTGAGGAACATGAAACTTTCCAAGAAACTTTTTGACCTATCTTTTTTTCGCCCTCTTCCCATGGCTCATTTTTCTGAACATCAAGACGAGTATCCATTTGATACTGGATCATAAGACCACCATCCGGATTTTTCAATTTACCATACCCAGATGTATTAGTAATATAGTGCGTAATCAAGATCATTACTATTCTATTCTTTGTTACCGTCTGTGCGTTTTTCTTAATCCAGTGACTCATAAGCTTAGGAAGAGACGCTCGAATAGATCCAGAAGGCCCTTGATCTAATTCTCCGCGAGGCACTAACGACGAAACGGAATCTATTACGCAGACCGCTCCTGCATTTTCTGGCCTACTAATGAGATTTTCCACAATCGTTAAGAAGTCTTCGCCAGATAATGGCTCTCCTTCATCGGGAGCGTGAACGATTTTTATTTTCTCTAAGTCAAGACCCTTAATACCTTCAAGGTTGTATTTTTTTAGGCGACTTTCTACGTCAACATAAATAGCTGGTCTTCCAAGGTCCTGTGCTTTACGGCAAATATGCATCGAGGTCGTCGATTTTCCAGTTTTTGGATCTCCAGAAATAACAGTCCAGCTACCCTCTAAGAGACCACCATTTAGTGCTAAATCTAGACTAGGAGAAACACTGATTGATGCAAGATTCTTCTTCTTATTCAATAGCTCATTTCCAAATGAAATGACTCTACCAAACTGTGTTTCTAGTGCGTCCTTAGGTTTACTTTTTTCTTTTGCCATTATAGATCTTTCAACTTGTTTATTGTTCTAGAAAATGGCTTAGCTACTTCCGCCGCCTTTTGTTCTACAACGACGATTTCTGTTTCTGTTTTATCTCGCTCAAACTCTCTAATGATTCGAATCAGCTTATCGTCTTGAAGCTTGATCACTCCCTTCGATTTAGGGGAATTCAACGCCCTAATTATCGACTGACCAGAGTAAAGCTTTAGTAGCTTATTCGCTTGTATAATTTGGCCAGTAAATTGACCTTTATATTTTGGTAAGTTCCAAAAATTTTCGGGATATTTGCCGCTATTAAAAATTTCAGATCTCTTTTGGAAGAGCACTTCAACAATATAGCAGGCTTCTGTTACATAACCCTCTTTGAAGATTGATTTATGCGTCTTCCCGCTTTGCTGGTCTGATGAATCCGCTTTGATTTTGCTTGACGGCATTTGATCTCCTATGTTCGTCAGATATTTCGGCTGCTTGCTTCGTCATTACAGTGACGCCATATCTTTTATTCCTAACAAAAAAGTCACCAGCTTTTGGAATCGGAATTCCATCTTCAGTAACCTGAGGAGTTTCTTTAGGCTTTATTTTTTTGAGATGCTTTCTGATCAGGTCTGCTGGTTTTTTTATTTCCAAAGCCAATTGTTCTGGACTTTTATCTGGATTATGCTCTATGTAAAACGCCTCAATCGATGTCAATTTAATAGTCTTCTTAGCCATTAATTCTTCTCCTAGCTAATTCAAAATAAGAATCTCTTTTAGTCTGCAGATACTTAAGATAGTTTTCTCCAACGATTTCGTTGTAGAGCCTAGTTGTTGCTGCTTCTTTTTTTACCTTAGTCGTAGTCTTAGGATCTAGTATTCCCTTTTCATTTACAAACAGGTAATATCTGTTTCGCTTCCTTCTTGAATTTACTGGAATAGACACGATTAAATATGCATCACTACGATTATCGCAGACGTTACCATCTTTATCATAGTAGACAAAAGTAGATTCTTCAATTGGCTTTTCTTTATTCATCTTGAAATCAAATTCTTCCATCTTCAATATACCTTTGCTTCTGAGCTTCTGTTTTTGAGGCCAATTTTCTATTCAATTCCACTCTAGCTTGATCCATTGCTGGCTTATTTTCGGCTTTCCTTTTATTTTCCCTTTCGGAAATCTCTGCCTTGCCAAGCTTTTTAGCATTGCGATCAGCTAATTGACCAATGGTTGTCGGCTCTCTTTTTGAGAAAATTATTGGAGGATATATAACTCTCTCAATAGAAAGGTGTTTACAGTTTGGGCACTTCTTTAACGGGGCGTCTTTTATACTTTGAGACGCATCGAACTCGTGCTCACAGTCATAACATCGGTAAGTGTAGATCATTCTTCAATAGCCCTCAAAAATCTCGCAACAACGTCATTTCGTTGAATATCGTCATGAGTTAATTTACAAATAGCAATTCCTTCAACGTCACTAACTCTATTCATAATATATTCTAGGCCACTTCTCGATTTCAAGTCAGTCTGTTTAACATCCCCATTGATAATAATTTTAGAGTTCTTACCAAGCCTTGTCACAAACATTTTGATTTGCTCTGCCGTACAGTTTTGAGCCTCGTCTAGAATCATCAACGTGCTATTAAACGTGAATCCTCTCATTGTCTCAAGCGGCTCAAATCTAATCGTTCTGTCATTTACTAACAGCCCATAATAATGACCTAAGAAGATTCTGAGATTTTCTTGCATGGGTCCAATATAAGGACCAATTTTCTCGGCGACTCCGCCCGGCAAGTGACCAATATCTTTTCCAGTGCAGATTAAAGGCCTTGTTACAATTATGTGATCGAACTGCTTGTTTAAAATCATTTTTGCGGCTAATCCCGCAGCCAAGTAACTTTTGCCAGATCCGGCTGGGCCAGTACAGAACGTAACATCGTAATCGAGAATGCAATTATAATAATCTGCTTGATTTTCCGTTACTGGCTTTATATCAATATTTGGCCTTTCTGAGGATTGAGTTTTTGCCTTGTTTCTGGACTCTTTCGCTGGTCGTCTTCTTGGCATTTTTTTACCCTTCGCATGAGCGACATGTGGAAATGTTTCTTAAACCTTCTTGCACTGGACTAGCACTTCTCTGATAATACAAACTCTTTACACCCATTTCCCATGCTTCGATCATTAATTTACTAACGTCCTTAGCTGGGATGTTTGGGGCAATAGAAAGATTTAGAGACTGAGATTGATCAATATACTTCTGCCGATTAGCAGCCTGAATTATGATATCTCTTTGAGATATTTCTGAAAATGTTTTAAATAGATCCTTTTCATCATCCGAGAGAAAATCTAGATGCTGGACAGATCCACCATTCTCCAGAACGCTATTTCTAACAAGCTCTGTATTCTTTCCTTTCTTATCCAGTAAAGAAAGAAAGGCAGGATTTGATTGTGAGAATCGCCCCTTGGCGTTTTGTTCAAGTCCTATGTTCGCGTTAATTGGCTCTATTGACTGACTTACTTGACCCAAAATGAATGCACTCGACGTTGTTGGTGCGATTGCTAATGTTGTAGCGTTTCGTATGCCATAACCCTGAAGCAAACTAGGAGATCCAAATAGGCCTGCGAGATCGGCAGTTGCCTGATTAGCCCTTGCCTGAAGTTCTTTAAAAATAGCCGTATTTAATAACTTTGCGTGCAATGACTCAAATGGTATTTCTTTCGATTGTAAATAAGAATGCCATCCGAGGACTCCCATCCCCAATGCTCTATGATTTTTTGCAAAATAATTCGCGGCGTCGAGCATTGGAATGTGTTCAGATTTATTTACAAATTCTTCGTTCACTGCGTCAAGAAAGTAGATCATAGTTTCTACAGCGTCAGTTTGTAGAATCTCGTCCCAGTGCAGTAAATTAATTGAGGAAAGGACACAGACAAATGACTCGTCTTCATTTGACGGTAGTGCGATTTCAGAGCAAAGATTTGATGCATGAATTTTTAGGTTTTGTTCTATGTAATGAGCTGGGGCATTATCATTAACATTATCTGAAAACATTATGTACGGATATCCAGACTCATATCTCTTTCGTATAATAGACGACCAGATTTTTCTCTTTACTGAATCGCCCTCGATCAATGACCGCATCCACGCATCTGTAATAGTTACCCCGAAGGACATTTCCTGAATAGTATGTCCTTCAGATCTAATCTGTAAGAAATTTTCAACATCTGAGTGTTCTACGGGCAAGTAAGCTGCAAAAGAACCTCTCCTTGCAGATCCTTGACTCACTACAGACGTGACTCGATCAAATATCTCCATAAATGGCACTGGGCCAAATGACTTCCCGCCAACGCTAATTGGAGATCCGCTGGGCCTAACCTGACCGAAGAATCCAGACGTTCCACCACCCATCTTAGTCATCATTCCTACTTCAGCGGCTTTACGTAGAATGCCCTCTGTTGTATCTGGAATGTAGCTACCAAAGCAGCTTACAGGAAGCCCACGGGAATTACCAAAATTACACCAGACTGGTGTTGATAATGAGTAATATCCAAGAGCCATATATTTTGAGAACTTATCGGCAAATCCATCTATTTTAAGAATCTTCTCAGCGTTTTTAGCTATTTCTAAAATTCTTTCCTCAGCCGTTACTCCTGGCTTAAGATAATCTCGCTTTAAGAAGTTTCTACTATTTTCATTTAGCCAATAAAATGGTTCTTTATTCATATTAAAAAAGCTCGTCTGGATCAAAAGATTGTTGTGGTTTAGAGTATTCTACTGGTCGAGAATGGAAAAAGTCTGTTTTTGTTTTGGCGATTAGTTGCTCGTCGAACCATCTGGTTTTCGCGACAAGATCTCGATCTGGATTGAATATTTTCTTATATCCAATATCTTCTAGTGATGAGTTCATTCTATCTTCAATAAACGCGACCAACAAATCTTTATTAAGATAGTCATCTGAAAACCCATTAAGTATCCACTCAATAATCTGAGATTCATATCTTACGGCGTTCTCGGCCTCCTCAAGTATTTTCGCCTCTAGGACCTCGTCAAATAACTCGGGATACTCAGACCTTATGACGTTAATCAACTTAATTCCAATTAGGGCATGGATGTTCTCTTCTCTTGAAGTGTATTCTATTTGTTTGTTTGTGTCTTTTAGTATGTTATGGAATCTACCAAAATACGCAATCATGTAGAACTGAGAAAAAAGAGCAATATTCTCAACAAACAAAGTAAACAAAATAAGTGAATATATGAACTGCCGCTTGTTGTCTGAGTGAAATTTATGTAGATGTTTTCTTAGATAGTTAACACGACCTTTAATAATGTCGAGTTTAAGGATTTCGTCGAAAGAATCCTCAAGACCTAAAACTTCTAACAATCTTTCGTAGGCGTCTCCGTGGACAACCTCAGTATATGCCATCACGAAACCCATATCAGAAATCGATGGGTGAGGCAAATTTTCTCCCAGCTTAGCCCAAAACTTCTTAACTGCTATTTCTAATTGACCAATTGTAGACAAACCTCGAACTACCATTGTTCTGGTTTGTTCATCCATATTGTTCTTGAAGTCTTGGAGATCTGTCGCGAAGCTAAACTCTTGAACGGTCCAATGACCATTTTGCATCATTTCTTTGAATGATTGAGTCCAAGGATAATAATCTGGTTTGCGACTAATTTGTTCGTTAAATATCATTGCTTCTCCAGTCTTGAAAAGCTATTACATGTGTGTGTATGCGACTATAGCAAATTTCACGAATAATTAAACGAGAAATCTGGACAATTCAGCATTTTCAGAGTAATCTCGCTTTCCGTAAAAACAATCTCGGAAAGCTTTCTGGAGAGAAATGGCTTAAAAATTTTCAGCGATTTTTCATAGGTGACAATAGGGTAAGTTTCATCATCAAATGAAACGACGATGGTTTTTCCTGTTACTGAGACAGAAAATCTAATAGGATGCGGCAGCTTAACACTGAATCCATCTTTAGAATACCCATTCGGGCTAAACATATTTTTTATTATATTTAGAGATTCAGTTACGGTCATTTGATACCCATTACAGTTATTTCGTAACTCGCGATTCCAGATGTTGATCCAGACGCGGTAGAAACATTATGGATTTGTAGACGATAGCCTGTGGAGACATTAACTCCATCAAATGGATCATTGTAAATAAATGATGAGTATGGCTTAATTAATAGATTGCCACTACCTGTGTTGAAAAATCCCGTAGCCGCATTTGCGCCAGTCGCCCTAACATTTAGGTCAATACCACTACTTGTCGATGTATTGTTGACAACAATTGATTTGATTTTACTAAAGGTGATATTTCCGCTGCCGTTTAGTAGAATAAATGGATAAGAGTTAAAGTTTAGAGAAATTGAAGACCCGCTCGCTATCACACCAGTGGTTTTTACTATGGAATTGACCTGTAAGTTTCCAGTTCCATAGGTATAATCTGACGAATTAGCTGACGTGTCGCTTGACTGTGTCGTCTGTAATCCATTTTGGTCACGAAATGTATACTGTATTTGAGACAGTGCTTTCGCATTTATTGTTGTTGTCATTTTTTCGCCTCAGAGTCCAGCTTCTCGATTACTCTGTAAATATCATCACCATTTGAATACCCCAAAGTCGATAGCGGAATTCTTGTTTTTTTATCTATTATGACAATAGTTGGCAGGGACGTAATTCTTAAACTTTGTATGGCTTTTTTATTGCCCGGACTATCATAGTCATATCGCTCAATTGTTATATTTTTTGCCTCTAACTTAGGAGCTTCTTGTCTGTCCCAAGTTTGACAAGGGCCGCACCAAGTTGCGGTAAATTTTAAAATAGCATACCTATCCGCGATGGTTTCGATAGGTTCAGCAACTGCTGGTTCAGACGGAAGCTCGATACTTTTTTTTTCTGAGCAGCCACAATTTTCTTCAGAACAGCCACAGGGACAAGATCCAGTACCAGAGGCCACTTTGACGCAATCACACGGATCACACGGGCATGGAGTTTTATGTCCGTCTCCATGAGTCAATTGCTTCGTGCCTCCACATTCGCACTTCGTAACTTGGTCTTCTTCCGCTTCTTTTGTCGTCTCATTTACAACAAATGCTACATATCCTTCAGCTTGACGACTATCCAGAACTCTAGCTAATAACTGCTTTTTGGCTTCTGTTGGAATCAAGACAATTATTACAAAAACAATAAGGGGTAAATATTTTTTTATCATATGATTCTCGCATTAAGTTTTTGTGGCTTAAATCCCTTATAGCCCGAGAAAGCCCAGCAATCTCCGCTACGTAAAATATATCGTTCAATATCATCAGCTTCGACCCAAAATGAACCGTCAGGCTGGTTATGTCTTTTAGGGCCTGTAATCCAATTTGGCCCCCAGCTATTTTGCACTAATACAGCAGGCCGTTTAAACGCATCATCACAAGCTAAAATAGACATTTGGTGTTGCCATTTTCCACTGGGCTTGGCAAATCCATCTACGTCACGTTTATTCGTAAAACCTTGACTACTCGCTATCGTAACTGCATATCCATTAGCAATTAAGTCGCGAACCTCGGCGTATGTTTTAACTTGAGAAATTGTCTCAATTTGGTGTTGTTTAATAAACGGCATTAGCTCTTTAGGAGGACCATTTCCGGGAGCACCCCAAGTTTTAGCTCGATTGCCGTCATATTTTGAGAGGTCTATACTTCCATACTTTTGTCTAGCGAGTGCTCCGTATTCATTTAAATATCGAGCAGCCCAAGCTCCCACCGACCCATCACCGCGAATTTGACCTTTGCCAGTAATTACTCTACTACCAGAATAAATGTCTTCAGTCGCCGTTTCGGCAATCCATTCCTCAAAATCTTTGTTGATATAAATATCAACAGCTTTAATCACGTCTACTGCGTAAGCACAGCCCATTGATACACAATCGCCTATGGTTTGATTGCGGATAGGAAATGAGCCAGACACTTTTCTTACAATTTCATAAAGTAGGGTGGTTTTCCCTTTCCCGCTATCTTTAATTTGAGAATGTACGTCTGCAAATACAGGAAAAGGAAGGTCTTCCATGACCTTCTCGACTGATTTTGGTTGATCTACCCAGCCAAATTTATAGTCAGGCATCTTATTTATCCTACCTATCGCTGTTCATATTTTAAGGCAATATAAAGAGAGTGAAAAATGTTTAAGAACCATTCTCTATCCTTATCTGTGTTTAATTCTCTAGGCTCTGTGTAACCTTGAGAAATTAGGTACTTTTCCAAAGCATCCGTGAAATCTGGATTCTTACCACGGTCCCAACCTAGAGAAGATTGGACTCGACCCAAGATAGGATCAAAATCAGAAGTCTTTCCTAGACTCTTAGAGTTCTTTATATACAATGCGGCTCCCGCAATCTGCATATACACAGAATCTTGGTCGTCCTCATCCATCTTGAGGAATTCTTCTTTTACTGCTGATAGTTCGTCGGTTAATACTATCGTATTAGCCTCTTTTTGTTCGGGAGTTTCATCCTTAGTTTGCAAGCATCCAAAGAGACTAAAGCATAGTAATAATACTAATACTTTTCTCATTTTACTTCCTTTTCGTTTGACTTTGTGCTGTGGGGGCCGATACTGTGGTATTAACTGGGCGTGAAGGTAAAACACCCTCAGACATTTTCTTGAAGAAGTTAGCCTGTACTTGCTGAATCAATGTAACACTGTCAGGACAGCCAATATTTCCAGCTCTCTGTAGCAGGTAACATATTGCCCGATAGTCCGCCTGAGTAACATCCTCTTCTTCTTCTGTTTGCCATTTTTCTACGGTCATTTCCTCTGGTTCCTTTCGAGTTCTTTTAAAATTAAATTTTGGTAAAGGTAATTCCGAAATAAGAACAGCCGCCCCGAATAAAATCAGGGCGGCTGATTTAGCTAATGCCGAAGTTGAATCGCCGGTGCTAAACAAAAAGATGGAATACCCAATTGATAAAACGGCGACCAACCTATTAATCATTTTTCATTCCTGATTATTCTTCACCCATTTGATTACCGTGTCAAGTACTACAGAAAATACTGGAACCATCACTGGGCCATAGACACCAAAATCAACATTGCCCAAATTTTGAGCGACGTAAGTTAATGCAGCGGAAGAACCAACTAATGCGGCACCCTTCGCTACTTTGATTATATCATCTACATCGATAGTAAACGAACCAGAACCACTCTTTTTTATTGGCATAAATCACCTCTCTAATCTTTTTTCTATTCTGTCTAACAATTCCGCAATTCTTGCTTGATGATTAACAACTTCCATTAGTGATTTTTGAAAATCTTTTTGCATCTCCATAAATGTTCTTGGAGTGTAAACAAGTGGAGTTCCATCATTATCTGTTCTTACATGAATTTCGTGTATCTCTTTTAGATACGATCTTTCTTCATCTGTAAGAACAGACTTTGTTGGAAATGACTTGGTTACTAAGACTTCGATAACTTTAGCTAGAGCTACGACGACTGCAACTATGGCAGCTAACGACGGAGTACTAAGTACAGATTCTGGCATAACTGACTCCTTAAAATAAAATTACTCAGCCGTTATCAGGTTTGTAGTCGTCCATCTTCGGATTTAGGGCACCATACATGTACACTAGCTCGCCGGGAACGGCTTTGTATGTCACGTAAAGGGCCTGATCAGAAGCGGAGCCACCAACACCATTGGCGTAAGTAACATTATTTGTAGCTGGTGGAGTTGTCCAGTTAGACCGCTGCTTAGAAATTCCTAAGAATCTAAAGTAGCCAGCTCTCCAAGCGGTTGATGTTTTTGCACCTTTTGATTTGTTAGAAGTGTATCGTCTTGCTCTTGAGGATTCATTTCCATTAATCAAGAGAGCGGTATTCGCGACTCCATTGATGCGAGTGGTATATCCACGCATAATGAATTGATCTTGCTTATAAGCAAAAGTACCGGCAGTATAAGCTTTTGCCGCACTATATGTGTGATTAATGCCTGATAATTGAGCTACGACGCTCGATCTTACAGCAGTGCCATCCATTGCTGTATTTCTTAAGGTCAAGATTTTAGTAATTGGGTTTCCGAGAGCAGTATTTGTGGCACTTGTGATACCAAGTAAAGTACCGCCAATTCTCTCTGATGGACCCACACCATTTCCAGTTGGTGCAACAATAATACCTGTAGGAAGTAATGCCATTTTTAATCTCCAACACAAATTCAATAGTGCTTTTTCCTAAAACAGTATTCCTTCCTATTAATACTCCTCTATACTTTTTGTGAAATAAATAATCTTCCGTTAGTAAACTCTTTAAGTTGAGATAGGTGTGCTTCATATTCTTCTCGTGTCGAATATTCCGACTCTGAAATAGTATATGAATCACCTTCCGCCGAAATAAAGGCTGCCCAATCTGCTTGATCTTCACTATTACTATCGGAAACGCACAACGCCTTTGCGATATCTACTCGAACATCTCGTATAGAAAATAATTTACCAACACCAATAAAAAATCTATAGCGAGTCATCACCTTAAGAACTTCAACTCCGGGGACCTGCTCCAGTATTTTTATATGATCTGGGGTGTTGTTGTTACCATTTGTCAAATCAAAATTCGTATGACATATCCAACAATCAAACAACTTAGTAGGCAACAAATTATCGTCATCTTTATATTTGCCAATAGGAGTGCTAATGTACTTAGGTTGATATATGCCGTCTAAGCTACTAGAAAATAACAATTCTCCTTCTTCAACTTCGCCATCATCAAAAGAATCATCTTCAACTTCTTGATCTTTTTTCTCTTCGAAATCTTCTGGAGGAATGTCGTTCCATTTTTCCCAAACTATTTTCTTCATTAATATTCTCCCGAAGAGTATTTACTCGGCCTAACGATTAATTCATCTGAATTATTTCCGCCATTAATCACAAAATCTATCTTATCTCTAAATTCGCTATAGAGCTGTTGATAGTTGTTAGCTAGAAATTTATCGAGAGATTTCGCGATTGATAATTGAAAATTTTCACTTAAGATGAAATCTAATAACTTACGAGCTTGATCTTCGTCAGAGCAGCTCATTATTCTATTAATCCCATCCTCTTCCGAAAGTAGCGTGAGATAAGCTTGTTTTTCTGACATATTATACTTGTAGTGTTAAAAAGTTTTCCATTCCCATCTGGGCAATCATTTTGAGGTACGACTCATATAAGCGTATACCATCTTCGCTGCCTTGTAAAAGGGGAATCATGATATTTGCTGTAATTTCGTCGCCATTTCCTCTAGCAGCTAGTATAGTCAACTTTTCGACTGCCGCAGCCTCTCTGACTGAGGCAAGATTGTAATTGATTATTCCTAGCATGTCGTGTCTAGGCCAAGTTTCAGTCGATAGGGGAGGAGATACAGCAGGAATATCGTAAAATTCAAGTCTACGTATATTAGCTTGAGCGTGCTGATGTTCCTGCTCAGCATCTTCCTTTAAGACAGCGGCTAATTTTTTGTAGCCCCACCTTTCTAAATGCTCAGATTGCTCTGTTAAATCATGCGTCTGCTTCCAATGAATAGACAACGACTTTTTCAGTAAAGAAAAAACTTGGCTTTCTTTATTTTCTGCTAGGGTAGATTCTCCAACCGAATTAGAAGAATAGACATAATAGTCTTCTTTCTTTTTATCATCCGCTGGGTTTAATAGTTCGTCGATATTAATACTCATGATTTATCCTTTCACTGGAGAACTTGCTCTCCATTGGTAGCATGACCAATATCTGGCTTTCCACTTCGGGCCGGGATTCGCACAATTGTGTCGTGCTCGGAAGCCTTTCCGCCTCTCTGGGTCATCTCTCTTGATTTCCATATTTGGGTCGCCAAAATTGACTTTTACCACATTCCCTTTATCATTTCTTACGTAAACTGAAAACTTCTTTGGGCCATTTGGAGTTCTGAAAGGCTTATTTAGCTTCACCTTGCTCTTATTTTCAGCAGATTGTGCTTTTTTATAAGCGTCTGGGTCTGGCCTATCTTTTTCTCCGGGTCCGGCTGGTCGATAATTATCCCCAAGCCTTTCCTTCTTTTTCCTGATATTTTCCCAAAGTCCGGGCTTATCTTTTGCAAGATCATATTCTTCTTCGTCTTCGTCTTCGTCTTCTTTGTCGCATTCACACTCACATTCGGAAGCGAATGCTAGATAGTCACTTTCCTCTGGAACATAGAAATTGTCTTCATTAAGATCTTCCTCAAATCCATATTCTGATTCATTATACGTCACATCGATTTCTTCAATCAATGATGCTCCTGCGGACCTTCGACAGACTGCGTATCTTTGACCACGGTCTGGATATTCCTTATTCATTACTGAATCACCCATGCATCTTGCAATAAAATCTTGATTTGATTCGTCTTTTTCTGGTTTAGGAATTGGCATATTTACCTCAGGCTACTTCTAGTAAGTTTTCATATAAAATTTTAGAGCATTTGCCCCATGTGAAATTTTTAGCAGTCTCAATACCGGCAGTATTGACAGAGAGATTCCCATTCATTCGTTCTCTGTGTACTGACCTCATATGTTCGACGAGTTGTTCGTGCTCGTCACTTCCAAACTTTCTCCAATACGAGCTTCCGTTGAAAAACTTTCCGTCTTCAGCTTTTTCAAATCCGCTGCTCATTTTGATCAGTCTTGAATTTTTATCACTTGCGTATTCTGAGTGGGCGGTGCAGTCGGTAATGATCAGATGTTTACCAATAGCTAATGATTCTAAGGCCTCTAAATTCCACCCTTCAGCCCTCGCAGGAAATACAGCACAGTGAATTTGTGACATTATTTTATACACCAACGACTGTGATGGCTGCCTTGGTAGTATTTTTACTCTACT